ATAAGTGGAACACCAAAGGTACTTTCTGATGGTAATGGTAACAACCTACCAATGGAGGTATCCACGGCGGGTGTAAACTTGACGGGTTCACCAACTGTTAACTCTGTGGCGATTGCCAACACAACCCAAGTTGCGGCCAAACAAGATACATTGGTATCGGGAACGAACATCAAGACCATCAATGGTGCAAGTGTATTGGGGTCGGGTAACATTGTGACACCATCCACCCCACCATCGGGTGTTGCAGGTGCGATTCAGTTCAGCAATGGTAGTGCGTTTGCAAGTGATGCGGCTAACTTGTTTTGGGATGATACCAATAATAGGTTGGGTATTGGTACGAATGTGCCTACACAAGCATTGGATGTTGTTGGACAAGGTAGATTTTCGGACAACATTTTATTTTCGACTGATTTCAAACATATTGGTCGGGATTTAAATAATAGTTCAATTTCATTTAGTTCTATAAATAGCCGAATTCTTGCAAAAATTTCAACGGGAGGGAGCTTTGAAGTTTACAATTCGGCAAGTGGAACATCAAGATTTGCGGTAAGCAATAGCGGTCAAACCACAATAAGTGGGGGCGGCTCAACATCCGCCACTACATCGCTTTTGGTGCAGAATAGTGCGGGGGCGACTGCATTTTTAGTAAGGGATGATAATGTAATAGAGTTTAATAACAATACATTATTCAATGTAGGTTCAATTAGAGCAGGCTCAACTGTTACGGGATTTATAAATTCCGCTGCAAATGCCTTTACTGTAATGAGAACAAATAACTCAAATGGTAACGCAACATTTGACCAATTTGTAGCAATCGGAACAACATCGTCGCCCGTTGCAAGTGCCGCATTAGAAGTTGTAAGCACAACCCGTGGCTTCCTACCACCCCGAATGACCACAACCCAAAAGAACGCCATCACGGCAGTTGCAGGATTGGTATTGTACGATTCCACAACTAACAAATTACAATGCTACAATGGTAGCACTTGGAACGATTTATTCTAATTTTGTAAAAAAATAAGACAATGCAAGCAATAAAAATTTTAAGCCCCGTAAACCTAACAAGCGGTTTATCAATCCCATCGGGTTCAGTAGTAGTAATCGCCGAAGGTTACGCCGATGTAAAAAGTCAAAAAGACGGAATCATCCCCGCCCAAATCGCAACATTTGTTTTTGCAAGTGTCGGGGCATTGGCAGAAGGAAAAGCCCCGATTCAAGGGATTGAAGATTTTAACACCACTTTTGCAGGGCTTGAGTTGACCGTTGCGGATTACGAAACATTGGCAGCGGAAACCTTGCTTGTAAATGCTGTTGAGAAATCACTTGAATCAATCTATGGCTTGGACAATGTAGATGTAATTGATTTGTAATTTTTTAAGCAATGACGGCACCGAAAGTAAAACCCAATGCGCTACCTGTTAGCTTTGACCAATTCCGTAAAAACCCAATTGCTGCCGTTGCTTTTTGTATGCTGTTGGCTGTGTCTTATCTTTATGTTGACCTTCGCTCGGGCTATAAAGAGCAGATTGAAAAGAGCAACCAAAAGATTGATGCACTGGATTTGAAGATTGACCGCTTGTCGTATGCTCTCAAAAAATCCGATAGTGCATTGGCTGCTGCCATCACCGAGATCCGTATAATGAATACAATGCGTAAATTATGAAACACTATACTTTGATTTTTGCAGCTTGTTTGTGTATCGCCATTGTTGCCGTGCCACAACCCAAGACAAAAGCCGTTCCAGTTGACGAGGTAGAGTTGATGCTTGAGAAAATTAGCAGCCATCTACAAGAGGCATCGGTTGCAACTGCACAGGCACACGAAATGAGTGACAAGATGGTGGAGGAGAAGGTGGTGGAGAAAGCAGAATTGAAAGAGGCAGTTGTCAAAGCGGAGGAGAAGGTAGAAAAGATGGAGGAGAAGATTGAGGTTTTTGCAGTCAAGATGGTGGGTGCTGGAATTGATACAACCACACAACCGATTCAATTCAAGGGAGTGATTTACGATGCATATTTGAACTATGTGAGCGAAGGAGGGAAAGAGGATTTTGAATACTTTAGAGTTTACCTATGGCAGCCAAAGTAAACACATCAACATTTCGTGCCAAACCCAAAAACAAATTGGGCAGACACACCAAACACAAGAACAAGCACAAGAGTTCCAAACCATATAAAGGACAAGGGAAATGATAGACAAAATCAAAGTAGCAATGAAGGCAAAAGGTTACGCATTCTTTGAGAATGGTGACTACAACCTGAACATCATCGGCATCCGCACCATCGGCAACAAAGTCACCAATGTATTTGATGACCTTTTAACCGTATCCTACAAAGTGAACGGTGAATTGGTGTTCAAACAATGGGCAGCGACAACCGATCCCGGCACAAAGGGAGTGAAAGAATTTCACAACGCTCAAGGTGTTGCTCGTTTAGTTCCCGGTCAGTATAAAGGAAGCCACGCCATCGGTCTGCATCAAGGCAAATACGAAGCGTTGAGACAAGTGAAACCACTCAAGGTATACCGAGATAGCAATAAGGATATGACATTTGATGAGAAGGTCATTACTGAAGGAATCTACGGCATCAACATTCACAAAGCCGGTGCAGATTCAACCTATGTTGAGAACTGGAGCGAGGGATGTCAGGTGTTCAAGAAGTCAGCGGACTTTGATTCGTTTATGGCTATTGTCAAAAAGGCAGCATCGTTGCACGGAAACTCTTTCACATACACACTTTTGCTATCTTCCGACATATGAAACGCATTTTAGAAATTTTCACAGGTGACAAAGGAGAGATGTCATCAAAACGATTCGTTGGCATCATCGGTGCTTTTGTTTTGTTTGGCACAATGGCTCATAACAGTTTGTCCCCAGCTGATATTGTACCTTCTCCTGAACTGGTAAGTGCAGTTGAGTTCATTGTGATTGCTTGTCTTGGATTCACATCAATAGACAAGTTCTCAAACAAAAAGGATTGATTGCTATTTGTAGGTGATGATATTCCAAAGGATCAATTTTCACGACAACAAACTGCCTGTGTTCAAGGAGAACAAGGCAAAGGGGTTCGTGACTTTCGGAGCAGACAATCTCTATCCCGATTTTCTCGTTGAATTATTTAACAAATCACCCAAGCACAATGCTATCGTTTCTGCAAAAGCTTCTTATATTGCTGGTATTGGTACTGATGTTTTCGGACAAAACACCACCGACATCGCCAAAGCCGAAGCAAAGTTAAAGAACATAAACGCTTATGAGACCTACGAGGAACTCAAAGCAAAGATTGCATACGATGCAGAGTTGTTCAATGGGTTTGCAGTAGAGGTTATTTGGAATAAAGCCAAGACCGCACCATCCGAATACTATCACATCCCATTCAAGGATGTTCGCAAAGGTCTTGAGGGTGAGTATGTGTATTGTGCGGATTGGACTGATACAAAAGCGGAGAAGATTCATTACCAACCCTACAACCCAATCACGAGAGAATCAAAGCAATTGTACTATTGTCAGTTCTATCGTCCCGGTGAAGGCACTTATCCGCTACCTGATTATGTAGGTGCGTTGAAATATATTGAGGTTGACACCGAGATTTCCAATTACTACTTGAACTCAATCAAGAACGGATTCACCGCACAAACCCACATCCAGTTGTTCAAGGGCATCCCGACACCTGAAGAAGCTCGTGCAACTGCAAGACGATTCAAAGAGAATTATCAAGGCACGGACAATGCGGGTGGTTTGATTATTCAATACAACGATCCAACCGAAAAGGAATCAATTATTTCAAACCTTCAACCATCGGATTTTGACAAGCAATTTGACTTGTTGAATAAGACCGTTCAACAAGAGATATTTGTTGCACACAAGGTCAACTCTCCAATGTTGTTTGGGGTGCGTGTAGAGGGGCAGTTGGGTGGTAGAACGGAATTGATTGAAGCATATGAGATGTTTCATCACGCCTACATTGAACCACGCCAACAAAAGATTGACGATGTGTTCTCGTACTTGCTTGAACCAATTGCACAGGTAAGATTAGAGACCATCAACAAGCCACCGATTGGATTGGATTATCAAGCATTATTCACCGCTGGTGTAATTACAAACGAAGAAGCACGGAAAGAACTTGGACTTCCATTGATTACCGATGTTCAGCAATCATCTTTGAACGATGCCATCAATGCTTTGAGTCCTTTGGTTGCAAACAATGTGTTGAGCAATATGACAATCAACGAGAAGCGTCAGTTGGCTGGTCTTCCGCCTATCGCTGGAGGAGATTCATTGCCATCAGGTGCAGCACCAGTTGTCTTGTCAAAACAAAACCCTTTTGGATGGGACGATGAGCGTGACCTGGTTGTATTCAACAAATACGGAGAGAAAGCCGAAGAGTTTGAGGAGGCACGATTTGAGTTTGCCGATGCGATTGAATCTGCCATCTTGAATGTGTTGAAAGAGAACAAAGGTTTACAGGTGGGAGACATTGTAAACATCACCAAACTTGACGCAAAGGTTGTTGCCGATGCAATTGCCAAACTTGCCAAAGCGGAATTGGTTAAGTCATACGAGGATGGATTGGAAACCACCCCAAAAGGATTGGAAGAAATCAAGAATCTGCAAACTGAATTGGTGGTTCGCTATCAATACGGACTTGCACCTGGAATCAGCGGAGGACTTTTGATTGACACATCTCGTAAGTTCTGCACGGATGTTGTGAATAGTGGTCGTGTGTATTCTCGTGAGGACATCACTATGATGAGCAATGAACTTGGATACGATGTTTGGAAACGCAGAGGTCAATGGTATACTAATCCCGACACAGGAATCACCACACCACAATGCCGTCACATTTGGGTTCAAAAATTATTGAGGAGGATTAAAAGATGACAAACTTTGTATACTTCATTTCAACCACCTATTTGAAGGACAACACCCCTTTGAATGAGAATGTTGACGATAAATTGCTCAAGTCAGCAATCAAAGAAGCTCAAGAGATTTATGTGAGGGATGTCATCGGTTCAGGCATTTACAACGAACTGCAAACACAAGCATTCGCTGGGACATTGACTCAATTGAATACAACCCTTTTGGACTCTTACATCGCACCTTGTTTGAAATACTACACCTTGACCGAAGCAATGCTCCCAATGACCTTCAAGCTGATGAATAAGAGCGTAGCAAGTAGAGAGAGTGACAACGCTCGTGCCGTATCAGTTGAGGAGATGACAATGATTGAGGGCAGATACCGTGACAAAGCGGAGTATTATGCGAATAGGTTGCGTGATTACTTGCGTACGAATACCAATGACTATCCGTTATTCTTGAATCCCGGCAATACCATTGACACCATCCGTCCAAAGAATACCGCTTTTGTGGGTGGCATCTATCTTCCAACTTCACAAGATTGCTTTTGGAATTATGACTTCCCCAACGAGGACAAATAAGTGGCAGAAAAACAACGAGGCAAAGCTTCTCAAATTCCTGAAGAATGACACTAAACCAAATCATAGCAAAAATCCAAGCGGCAGCCGAAAGCCATAAAATGGTCGGCAAGTTCGGAGTCGGTCAGCAGTCCAATCTAACGGTTGAGAATGTTGAGTATTATCCGCTTGTTTGGTTGTATCCTGATGGGTTTAATCTTTCCACAACTGGGAACTTGATGACCTACAACTTTGCTTTGCTTGTGATGGATCGTGTGTTTGAGAGTGAGAGCAATGTCATTGAGGTTCTTTCGGACACCGCACAAATCATTGCAGATGTATTTGCATTGATTGATGACAACACTCAAGATGACGAGGACTTTGAATTGGTAGTTACTTCCAACGCTTCACCTTTCTACGATGCCAAAACCGACATTCTTTCAGGATATGCAATCAACTTCCAAGTCAACACTCCTTATCTATTTAATACTTGCGTTGTTCCTGTGTAGCGTGTTTTTTGCTTTCCTTAATTTGGAAAAGCCGATACGCATTGAACGACCAATACAAGTGGAGATGCACGAGAGAATCGTGGAAAGGGAGAAACTAATTAGAGACACGCTCATCAAACGAATCAAGTCATTTGATACTATCTACCTTGACACCTTCAAACCTTCAGCAGATGGCTTGAAAAAGGCGATAGGATTACACATCCACTTGGACACCATATGAAAAAAAACAATGTAGTGAGAATTGACAAGAGATGGGAGGAAACGAAAGTGCTTCTCATTTCGGATTTACATTGGGACAATCCCAAGTGTGACCGGGAGTTGTTGAAGAAGCATCTTGATGAAGCACTCAAAGGGAATCACGACATCTTAATCAACGGAGATTTGTTTTGCTTGATGCAAGGTGCGTACGATCCACGAAAATCCAAGAGCGACATCCGTCCTGAACACAACTCCGCAAACTACTTTGATGCCATCATCAACACCGCAGTTGATTGGTTTACACCTTACGCACATCTCATCAAGTTGGTTGCCTATGGAAACCACGAGACCGCTATATTGAAACGCCAAGAGACGGACATCATTGAACGCTTTGTGACCTTGCTGAATTACAAGACCGGTTCGGACATT